GATTGTAAATGAAGTTCCACTTGCATAAGCTGCTGTAAAAGCTGCATCACCATCTCCGTACTCAACCCATTGACTATCGTTATACCATTCTCTAGTATTCTTCATCAATGCTCTAATGGCATTGTTTAAGTTAGAAGGTAACATTCCTTCTGCTGTACTTATACCATTAAGATCAGTATTATTTGCTTGGGTTGTTGAGTAATCTTTTATACCTGCCATTTTAATCTCCTAAGAACCAAGAATAAGCTTTATCACTTTCCTTGTTCCTATCATTTATTAATGTGTTAATAGCTTCTTCAATTTGTCTTTGAAAAAACTCTTGAGTTTCAAAACTATATCTTACATTATCTATATCAGTTTTTTCCGTCATCTCAAACCTATTCTTGAAGCAATTATATCAACACCTTGAGCATGAGTCCAAACTGATCCAGATGGTGTTATTACTTTAATTTTAAAATATCTACCAGATTGTCTTACTGGATTATCTCCACTAGCAACCATTGAAGAAGATGTTGATTCTGTAGCTGTATCAACTAATCGTTCTTTACTCTTGATAGTTACCGTAGATAAAGCATCCACAATTGGTCTAACATTAGTTATACTACTTCTATGTCCTGGAAACAACTCCATTTCTCTAGTTTCTATAGTTCCTTCATTATCTGTTCCAGAAAATATAGCTGCATTATAATTATTATCTATTGCTCCTAAATATCTTTGTCCACCATTCCAAAAGTCTGTATCTAATGCAATATTAATATTATCTAAGTTCTCAGAAATAATATCCATAAGTTCAACTGTATAAGCACCAACAAATTGTGAGAATATAGAACTAGCACTTGCATCTGCTGTACTCCATTTTTGAGTAGCATAATTATAAATAATTACTTTATCACAGATACCAGTTGTATTAGATGTATTAGATGCAGAAGGATATAGCCACATAGCTAATTGATTAAAAGGATCTACTGCTGCACAAATTCTATCGGTGTATGCTTTGTTTAAATCTAAATCAAAAAATCTATTAACTTTTTCTACACCAATTGAAACTACTTGATCTCCATTCAATTCATAGAAACCATCATCCGCATAAAAAAAGACTCTACGATTATCTTGGCAAACTGTTCTTCCAAGTACAGCTCCTCTATTTGGAGATATAACTGATAGTCTAAATACTGTTGCTCCACCGACATAGTCCATACGAACTATTTGATTTTGTCTAAAGACATAAGAAATTTCTCCAGAAGTTATATGAGTTATTTGTCCACCTGAACCTGGTAGGTCTTGCAAGTCTGCTTGTTTAGTTCCTGACTCCCAAGTAGCAATATCATTTATTCCAGACCATTGTATTCTATTAGATTCACCAACATGATTACCTGTAACTAAAAAATCTCTAACTACACCTGAAACTTTAAAAGTTGGAACAGTACCTGATGTTGAAATAGTTGATAAGTCTGTAAAAGCAGTTGATGTTCCCATTAAATAATATTGAGCTGCATCTACTCCATTACTTGCAATTACATAATTTCCAAATTGAGTAAAGGTAATATAATCTGTAGAACTTCCAGTTAAAGGAGTTCCACCATAAAAATTTGTAGTTGTTAGTCTTACAGTATCAGATGAAACATTTGTTAAATTATCATTTCCTACTGTTGCTCTTGTTACTGTAACAATTGCACCTACTACTGTTGCTGAAAAATCTGTATGACCATCAATAGTAGTTTTTAAATTAGTAGCAGTTGTATCGTTATCAGTTTGTACTTGAAATTCGTTAGTAGAAGGTACTCCAGCTGTTGAAGTAAACACAACTGTAGAACCATCATTTTTTTTTAAAGTTATTGTTTCACCTGCACCAATACTTGCGTAATCAGAAACTGTAATTGTGCAAGTTGCAAAAGCTGTACTTAAAAGTTTTCCTCTTGCTCCTCTTTCTGTAAATGCTCCACCAGTTAATTCATAAATAGTTTCTTCGTTAGCAACAAAGTTAAATACAGTATTGGAATTATCTCTAAAAGAACCTGCACCTCTACTATCTTTAATCATAGTGTTTGATGAATAATTAACTAATGAAGGAAATCTTTTATAAGAAGAAGCTGCAAAATAAACATTGTTGGCTGTGTTAGCACCAGGATTATTATATTCTGGTTGATCTGGTAGCCATTCGCCAAAAGGTATTTGCATTAATATTCCTTAATTATTATTAGTAACATAAAAGTTTTTATCATTAAAAGAACCTGCGACAGTTACATCACTTCTTTGTTGTAATGGAGCATTACCATAAGAATCTTCTCTATCATTTCTTTCAAGTCTTTCAAGTGCTGTAGCATAATTTTGTTGCCATCCTTGTAATCTTTGTGGATCAATACCACCTAAAAAATTAGAAGAATGATATAACGCACCATACAAATAAATAGCAGGGTGATTTGTTAAAATATAATTTGAAGTATTTGTATCTGATAAGGAATCAAAAGTTTTATAGTAGTTTAAATAACCTGTATATGAACTAGAAGGCATAGGTGCGAATCTAAAAGTATCACCTAAAATTGTATAAGTAGATGGTAGTCCAGTTGTAGAACCTCCTTTAATCTGATCCATTTGAGATGGTGTAATATATTGTAAAGAATATTTAGTACTACCTTGTAAAATATAAAAATCTCTAACTTGTAAAAAACCAGTTGGAATAGATTCTGTTTCCGAATCAATAGTAATTGTAGTTTGAGAGATCATCTTTCCAATTCTTAATTTAGCATTGAAATCTTTTTCTGCTAAAACAATAAAATCTTCTGCTATCTCAGTTGTTAAATCTGATCTGTTTAACCAATTCGCTATTGATGTTTTTAAATCTGAATAAGTTGCTAATGCCATTATAAATTACCTTCCGCAGTTTTGAAAAATTGAAATTCACTACTGTTTAATTTTTTTTTTAATATTTTGTTTTGTACCTCTGAAGGAAGTGCAAACCAATTACTATCACCATTATACTCTTTTGCCCAGACACTTAAAGCTAAAGTTGGAATACTTGCTACTCTTTTTAAATCTCTTGATTTTGAATAACCATCATCTTGATTGAATAGTATTTTATTATGCTTTAAATGAGGATCAATATTAACTTCTTCATTTACAACAATTTTTTGTTCCATTTCGTCTAAAGAAAAAGTTTCTTTTTTTAGACCATCAATAACTGTATCTTTTATCATTTGCCTTGACCTTTATATCTGGTTTGTTTCTTTTGTCTGCATTCTGATTTACTTTGAGATTTTTTATGACAACCTGGTCGTTTTTTATTCTGATCTCTTTTTACATAGTATGCAAAATTTTGTTTAGCCATTAGCCAGATAGTTCAGTAATAGAAACTTCAGCAGTACCTATATAAGCAACTTTCTCACCTGGTGAAACTTTAAAAATTTCAGGTTGGTCAGCAGGTATAAAAATAGTTGATGAACCAGCAGTTGCAACCGCAGTTGGGTTTGCTCCAAATAAAATATATACGTCAGCAGTTGCTGCTATTCTTACATATTCAGTTTGTGTTCCAAATACAGCAGATTGTGCTGATGTTCCACCACTTGTTTTACCTTGATGTGTAGTAGGTCTTAGTCCGTAATTAAAACTCATATTATTTTCTCCTAATTATTTAAGGGGGAAGTACCGCTAGGTAAGATCCCCCAAATATTGTTATATCTTATTATCTTCTAATAACAAAAGTTATTTCCATTTTAGAAGTATTTGTTGAACCACCATCAGTAATACATTCGATAGTTCCATCTTCTTCTACTCTGTTAAGAGCTGTTGGTTCAGCAGTTGCCACTCTACTAGCTGATCCTGAAGCTGTATGACTAATTGCTCCACCAGTTACCGCTATACCACCTATTTCAAAAGTAATAGCTGCTGTACCAGTTGTAACTGCTTTGTTATGTGTAATAATTTTAACAATTCTTCCGCCATCAGGCACACAAACAAAAGTTGATGATGTTGTTGATACGTCTGGAATTGCAGATGTTATAAAGTAGTCGTTTAATGTTCTCATTTTTTTTCTCCGTTTGTTGTTCTGTCTATAACCTTTTTAAGACTTCAACTTTTTGGTTAATTGAATGGGGTGTATTTTTTTAAGGTTACACCCCAAGCAAATCTATTTATTATGAAGTAGTTAAATCTGTGATTAAACCACTTGATTTTTCATTTCTTGCTTCAAGAGTGTACTCAGCAACCATAAATCTTTGGTCAGCATCAGCAGTTTGTGCTGGTGTTTGCAGAGAGAAATCTCTTAGGAAAGAAACTGCCCAGTATTCCATATCTAGGACATGAGCATCTTGACCGATTTTAGCAGCAGTACCATTAGCACCTCTGATAAATCTGTTTGGAGCTACTTGCATAGTTCCAAAGTCTGATTCATATACATCAATAGAAGTAATTAATCTTCTATCTTCAGCAGCGTCAAATCTAGTAGATCCACCAGTAAAGCCAGATAGTTTCTGTTTGTTAAAAGCATTTACCATAATCATGTTAGGGTTTCCGCCTTCATTGTAACATTTAACTAAGATGCCTTTTAATTGAGCTTCAGTAAATGCTCTTTGAGTACCATCAGTTCTGATTGCACCATTACCAGCACCAGATCCACCTGCACCTGCATCAACATTAGTTTCGAACCATGTTGGTGCTCCACCTAGTTTTCTTGCAGTTGAAGCGTCTCCAGCTGCTTTAGCTACGTTAGATAAAAGAGCAGTTTCCATATCTCTTTTTAATTCTTTCGCACCTTTAGCTACTTGATAAGCTAACTCATTATTTCTTCCAGCAGAAGTCACAGCTTCATTAGTACCAGATACTTGAATTCCTTTAGTAGAAATTTGAGTATAGTTAGTTTCTAATGTGCTTGGCGACATAGTGCCATAAGAAATATCAGCACCCTCAACAACTGCATTTGCAGCAACATCTGCTAGTGCATCTGTTTGCCATGAGTGAACTGTATTAGTTGCTTTAGATTTTGCAACGCCAGACATAAAAGGTGTTTCTGTTGGACTAATTGAATAAATTATGTCCGCAAGATCTTCTCTTATTCCGATTGTTTGGTATGTTTGGTATTTAGCCATTTGTTTTCTCCGTTAGGTTATTGTTATAGATAACGCATCAGCAAATCGGTAGCATCTTTAGTGCTTCCAGTTTTCTTCAACGCATTAATCTTCTTCAACCTAGACTGACTATTTACATCTTCTTTAGTAGTTTTAACGCCTGACCTAACAACATTAGATGGTTTTATTTTTTTACTAACTAGATTGGGTTTATTCGCTCTAGTTTTCATTCCATCCATAATCACATCAAAATATCTTGAATCATAAATTCTAGCAACATCATCATTTGTGAAGCCTTTAGAACTTAAATAACTCATAATATCTGATTTCACCGAATTACCCTTTATAGGATCAGCAAGTACAGGATGTTTTAAGTGAAGTTTTTTTTGTTCACCTTTTAACACTTCCTGAAACTGAGCTTGTTGGTGTTCTCTCAGTTTTTGCTGTGCTTGTTGAATTGATTGTTTTCGTTTATTAATTTTACGATCAACTCTAGCAGCTTCAGTTGGATCTTCATCCCAAAGAGCATCAAGCTCCTTAGAATTAATATCATTGTTAATCTCAGCATTTAAAGTAACCACTAAGGAATTTAAATCATCCATCTTGGTCGAATACTGATTTTTCAAACGATCTTCTTCAGATTTAAGCTCTCTTTTTTCGATTGCTATCTCCTCAGTTTTTCGTCTGTAGTCGGCATCTTTTTGATAACCTGCTTTTAATTCTTCAAGGTCAACATCAATCTTTTCACCATTAACAGTAACTTGGTGTAGATTAGTTTCTTGTTCTTCAATTGCAACTTCATCTTGTGATGCTGTTTCTTCATCTTCAACTTCTTGATTTTCATCAAGTTGAGTTTCAGGTTGTTGTTCAACCTCAGATTCTACTTCTGTAGTTTCTTCTGGTTCAACTGGTGCTGCTTCTTTTTGAGGTTTAGTGATAACTCCTTTGGAGTCCATTAAACTTTCAATAGATTTTGCCGCACCGTCCACTGAAGCATTGTTCAGTAGTGGGTTTTCGTTAGACATTTAAGTCCTCCTATTGTTAAGCTGTCTTTCGACTTGGCTTTTTTAACCTTTATGGTTAAAATTTTATATTATTCTGTTGTTTCCTAAAATCTTCCAACTGTTTAGATGCAAGTTTTCCAGTTTCAACTATTGTATGCAAGTGTTGTTCAACTTTGCCTACAACATTATAAGCGATCCAAAGTTTTTCTCTGGTCTCACTTTCGTTAGCACCTGTTTTTTCAAGAAGTGCCTCAGAATAAATTTTTTTAAGAGTTTCCATACTCTCTTGAAAAAGTTTACTCTCCAATATCAACTTGGCTTCGTTCGATCGGCTCACTTCCACCGCTCTGTCCGCCTGGTCTTTGATTTCCATTTAATCCTTGTATTTGTTTTTGAAACATATTAGCCGATTTTGTTGCTTGGTCAAGAATTTTTCCTTCTTCGTTAATCATTGTTTTATCTAAATCAGCATCAGCTTTAATTTTCGCAGTATCTATCTGGGTATTATATTTTAAAGCTATATCTTTCATTCTAATTTCAAAATCTAGCATCATTTTTTGGTTGTCTTGCTGTAGTTCTTTATATTTTAATTCAATGTCAGCAATTTTTCTCTTATTCTCAGCATCAATTCTAGTAAATTCTATTTTCTCAATAGGAGATGGTTCAGGTGGTTGTGGTGGTGGCATCATTTGTTTGCCAACATCAGGATCTACAAAATAAGTATCTACATTTTTAAGTCCAGCATTCTCAACCATCTTAGTTAAAGTATTATACATATTTTTAAGACTAACCATTGGTAATTCTTTTCCACCTTGTAATTGGAAAGCTTGTAGTTGTCTTTCTAAAATACTATTTAGCATAATAGTTTGTTGTTCTTTAGAACCTGTTCCAAGTCCAACAACAATTGAAATATTAAATCTATCTTTCCATTCAGTAGGTCTAACTGGAATATACTGATTACTTATCATAATAATTTTTTCTTTATCTTGATATTTAACCATCAATTCAAATATTTTTTTAAATAAACTTTTAACACCTGTTTCTGCAAAGACTCTAGCAATTAATTCTGATCTCATTTGTGTTTGAGTCATTAAAGCATTTACACCAGTTGCAGTTTTAGCATTTAATGTATCAGGACTTAAACCTTGAGCTTCTTTTGAAACACCAGTTCTACCTTCTCTAACTGAATCTAAATAACTTAATAAAGGAAATGCTTGTTGTGAAATTGGTTGAGCTTGTAGGGGTTGCATAACTTGATTAGGCGGTTGTTTAGTTCTAACAATTCCTCCAGGTCTAGTTGTTAAAAGATCATCCATGTTTACCATGCCATCCATAATCGCAACTCTATTATTATTTGTTAAATACATATTATCTAACAACTGACGCATCACAGTAGATTTCATTAACTGAACATCTTCAACTAATTCTGAAATTGATCTTCCATAAAATCTGTGTGGCATTGGAATTGGAGTTACAGTAACGAAAGGAATGGTGTCGCAAGGCATATTAGATAATATGTGAGAACCATTATCTCCAGCTGCAACAATCTTTCTTAACTCTGCAATACCATCTTCATCACCATCATATTTTACATAGCATTCAAAAATTAAAACTTTTTCTGTTGAAGAATCTGTTGGATTATTAATTGGATAATTATCTATATCTCTTAATCTTACAATTTGTTCATTGTCGTAAATATCTAAATCTGATTTTGGTAATTCATCAACTTCGTCTTGAGGATAACCCATAGCTACTAAGTCTGATCTTGTCATTAAAACTTTATGAGCTACAAAATTTGCATCTTCAATTGTCTTAGCACTTCTATCAATTAAAAATTCTTCAGGTGGAATACTTTCAATTTTTACTCTACCTGTTTTTTTAATTCTTTTAATTTTACAATTATATAAATCAAAATTAGGAATTTGGATTTGACTTACATCCATACCTTGTGCTTCGTACTGAGCTAAGGTTGCTTCAAATTGTTCTTTAGCATCTTCATCTTCAAATACTTCTTCTTCAATAAATTCTATTTCGTCTTTACTATCTTCTAATGCTTCTTTTTCAGTAGGCGATAAATTTTCGTAAGTTTCATGCTCAACTGTTTCTGAATCATCCCAATAAATTTTTAGGAAACCATTTTTTTCTATTAACGCATCTTTAAAAAAATTATATAATAATTGGAAACCATCATTCTCTTTATAGAAAACATGATTTAAATAAGTTGTAGCTTGTTGAGCCATTGGAACATCTTCTGCTGTAATTGGTTCACAATGAACTACTTTATCTGATGCTGTAAATACTCTTAATAAATTTGGTAATAGACTTTCGATTGTATCAGATACATCTGTACTAACGACTTGGCTACGACCATCTATTTCTGTTCCAAGTTTATCACCTAAATAATACTCTAAAGATTTTGTTCTGGATTCTGAAAGTTGTCCTCCTAAATAACCTAAAGCATTTTGTATTTGATTTGATAATAAGCTTTGTAATTTAGGATCTGATGAATCTGTGATTTTTTTTTTTGCCATATTAAACTATATAATTTGTATCTACCTTTATTGGCTTTGACCAATCCGATCTTTGTATAGGTTCTGTTACTGCACCATACCGAACTGAATCGCAAAAGTGTGATGCCCAATTGTGTAGAGGTTTATTTCTAAAGCAATTATTTTTTTCATCCCAACGTTTACAATATGACTTTAACGCTTCTACAAGCTTATTGCAATTGTTTTTATGAAAATAACATTTCGGCAACATTCGTCTT